CAATCGGCATCGTTTCCGAAAAAGGTTATTACCTCACAAAACCTTGGGGTGAGGCAACAAGCGGTGTGTTTTTCTATGACAAAAACGGCAATTACATTAGTGGAACGGATGCATCTACTTTCGTAACGCCTGTCGGAGCAAGGATGATGCGCTTTAATTATGCGTATTCCATTGGATTCAATCTTGGTGTTGTTAATGAGTGTTGTATGCTTGTGAAGGGTGATACATTGCCTGATAAATATTCAGCATACAAGAGAAGCACTCTTAGAAAAGGCGTTCAGTATGCGGTCAACGGAAACGAGGTAAAGGTTTCTGCGCCTTATGCAACCGACAAAGATATTGTAGTTACCCTGAAAACAAAAGGCGGCAACAATATATTTGACTTCTACCAGTTTGCCACATTTGATAGTGGGAACACGCTTGACGAAGTGACCGAAGAACAAACTGCAATTCTGCAAACAACCGTTACCGATTGGCACGCACCGTTTGTTATGAAAGCCGTCAATAACATTGACGGAGATATGCCGGACTCCAATCACTTTACTGGTGGCAACCACGAATATACAAACACGGGTAGCGGCGGAACGCCGACTGGTAGAACGGAAGCATTGAAGGTTTTGGCTGACAACCGAGAAATTTCCAACGGGAGCGGAACTTGCAATCTTCTTGAAATCAGATGGACAAACTGCGTTCAGGCAACAAACACAAAGAAGGAAGATGGTACAGGGCGTGAGGTTTTGCGCGAAAACCACATTCTGACTTTTGACGGCGTTTCTTGGAAAACCTATGTCGAGATCATTCCTCTGGAATCAGTGACTATTTCCAAGTGGTATGGTTTGCAAGGGTGCGGAACAAACGGTATCTATAACAACATTCGTTATATTGGCGCAGATAACCGAGCCTTGTGTGACGGTGGCTCTTATAGTTCGTGTGGCAATGACAACGCCACGAAGGTCATGTGTTTTGGCGAAAATCACAAAATGGAAATCGAGGTTGACCCCGGCTTTGACTTGGGAGATCATCGGTTCAGCAAGGGCGTGAACGCTATCTTTGCAGAAAAGTACGGAAAGGTATATTTCCACATCTTGAACAACAAAACACTTGATGCGGATTGTTTGTATTGTCTGCGTGGCACTTATAAATTCATGCCTGTTTAACAAAAAGCACCATCCTACGGGGTGGTGCTTCTCTTTAAGAAAGGAGCGAAGACTATGAGTATCAATGGAACTGCTCAGACGGAATACGCTTCTCTGAGCGGTAAAATCCATACTTTTGTCGTGGATAAGACACTGAGTATCAGCGGTGCGTGTGCTGATGCTAAAGCTACGGGCGAAGCAATTGAGAACGCTGTCGATTCTGTGAAAGAAGAGTCTGCTGAATACGCCATTGAAAAGTCTCTTGAAGCTGTTGGCGAACTGGCAGACGAAGTTGCGAGAATTGCGGCGGTTGATGCCGTTGCTGACGAGGTTGACAAGGCGGTTGATGCACTGGCGATTCTGACGGCAGCAGAAGTATCCTCTATTTGCGATGGCAAAGGCGAAACAGTTGACGATAAACTTTTAGACAAAACTGGTCTGATTGAACTGTTATCCCATATGAGTGCGGATGATGCAGCAGTTTTGGCAGCTTGCACAGCGGCAGATAACGCAATCGTTGCTAATGGCGTGAAAATTGAAACCCAATCTTATACAGGCACTAATGCATTCGGGCCTGCAAACCCTACTGTTCTGACGTTCAATTTTGCTCCACAGGTGGTTTTCATTCTTTCTGCTACGGAATATTACAACAACGAAGCGGTGCAAACGCTGGTTTTGACCCCTCATGCGGCAAAAACTTTCGGCAATCATAAAGTTAATGTTGCCACTACCGATGGTGGAAAAACCGTTTCATTTAACGTTAATACCAGCGCAAGTGTGCAGTGCAATCTCCCTGTGGTATATTATGCCGTTGGCATTGGGCGTTAAGGAGGGTACGTGAATGAGAATCATTGAAATCGTTGCTCTGGATAACGGAGCGCACAGAAATCAGACGGGCAACATTTCTGTAGTGCCTGACGGTTGGGCAGTCATTCCTGACGATATGGTCTGCGAGAACTTCCCCTTTGGCGAGATTACCGTGGACGAGTCTACACCGCCTATCGTTACTTCATGGACACCGGGCGAGATGCCTGAGCCTGAGCCTGTTGTGGAAGAGCCTACCACCGAGGAACTTGTAAACCTGATGCTGGGGGTGAACAGATATGAATAAATGGCAAATGGCAGAGCAGTTTTTCAAAGCTGTTCAGATGTTCGCCGCTTCACTCTCCGATGAAAAGGCATTGGAGATTGCAACTATCTATGACCCTTGGAAAGAGGGCAAAGCCTACGTTGGCGGTGAGTATTTAACCTACGGTGTAAACGCTGTTGGTGATCCGCAGCTTTACAAGGTCAACTACGGTCATGCACATACATCTCAGGCAGATTGGACACCTGATAAAACTCCTGCACTGTATACTGCAATCGGTCTGGATGACAGCGGCTATCCTGTATGGAGTCAGCCTACAGGCGCACACGATGCCTATAACACAGGCGATATCGTGAACTACAACGGCACTCTGTACAAGTCTATGGTTGATGGCAACACATACTCCCCCGAAGCCTATCCTGCTGGATGGGTTGTCTTTGAGGGGTGATAGTCAATGGAGATGACAACTATTGTTACGCTGATTGGTGAGGTCGGCGTTCTTATTGGCGTGGTAGTTCCAGTTATTGTGAGCGTTCAGAAAATTAAGAACGGCATGAAATGTCAGTTGCGCTCTGAGATGCTTCAAATCTATTACCACAACCGAGAGAGCAAAATCATTCACCAATACGAATACGAAAACTTTGTGTTTCTCTATGAAGCGTATAAAGCCTTGAAGGGAAATTCCTTTATCGACAAGATTTACGAGGAAGTCCACGATTGGGAAATCATTAACTGAGAGGAGCATACACATGAAAGAAAGACTCACGAAACTGCTAACCGTAAAAAGCATTGTGACCATCATTCTGACTCTGGTATTTGCGTATCTCTCCATTACGGGCACGATTACCGGGCAGGACTTTATGACCGTATTTGCTGTGGTGATTGCGTTCTACTACGGCACACAGGCACAGAAGGATATGGAGAAGAAGGACACTTAACGGTGTCCTTCTTTTCTTCGTAAAGGATGTGAATATATGACTTTACTTGAAATGAAAAAGAAAGTTCTGTCCATGATTGAGGAACTTAACCCGGACAGCGAACTTTTGACCGATGACCCTGATATTTCTGCAAAAATCAATGAAGTGACCAACCAGATTATGTTTGAGTTGGCACGGATGAAGAAGATTCCTAAGTATGTAGAGATGGCAGTCTCCGAGGGCGATTTGGTAGACTTCGCCGCTATCGAAAAGAAGTGCGGCTATGAGATTTATCAGATTAGCAACGTTGTCGGTGTCAATTTCGTTCCCAAGGCGAATGGTACTGTTCTGAAAATCATGGAGAGTGGCACGGCTGAGATTGATGTCTATGTCTATCCTGAGAGAATCACAGCTACGACAAAGGACAAAGCCTACGAATTTGAATTGACTGCTGACTGCCTTGAGATTGCCCCTTACGGCATTGCAGGCGATTTGCTCAAGAGCGATGTATCTGCTGAATATGGCAGCGTTTATTCCACAAGATACGAAACCATGTTGCAGCGGCTTGACCCCCGGTATCAGATGACGAACATCTACATTGAAGGTGGTGTGTCCGTATGAGCGGTACTGGCGATCTGATTTCCAGAGTCTACAGCAATTTCCGTGGTGTAGACTTTCGTGGTGAGGAAATTAACCTTGTCAGAAGTCCAGACTCCTTGAATGTCTGGAAGGATTACAAAGAAACAGAAAGCATCAGAACACGCCCAAGTATGGAGTTGAAGGTATCCTTCCCCTCCCCTGTTTACGGCGTGTTCTTTTTCAATGGCACAATGCTAGTACATAGTGGCAAAAACCTCTACACGGTCACTTCTGGTGGTAAGAAGACCATTATCAAGGAAGGTCTGAATCAGGCAGAGAGTGACAGTTTTATCTATGAGAATGTCTGGTACTTCAAGGACGGCCTGCACTATCTCAAGTATGACGGCACGACCATTGAAGATG